AAACTGGGATTTTTCCGCAAAGCGGATCACCCGCGCCGAGGCTATGAAGATGCTTGAAACCGTTCCCGGAACGAGCGACAAGGGGCTTGAGCGCGGGGCCGTCGGCTCATACGACTATGTAACACTTCGCGAATCGAAATACTAAAAACCAGCCGCGCCGGGCGGCAAACCCCGGCAAAGGAAGGAAAGACGTGGCAAAAAAAAATCGCCCCTGAAAATCCGGGGCACGGGGTATCGATGACTATCGATACGGAAGCCTGGTAATCGATCACCCGCTCAACATCGGGATTGTTTGCCGGAACATGGCCTGCAATGACGCCCTGAATATCGGGAACAACCGCGGGAAGGTGCTTGCGCTTCTCGCGGACATAGTGACGTGGGAGATCCGGCATTTCGCCGGGGAGGGATGAAGATGAAGACAAACCTAGAAGCGGCGAAAATGCTCGCCGAGGCGATAGCGCTCGACCTTTTCGAGTGCGGATACGGAACGGACGATCAGAGGGTTGGAATGCTCGAGCGAGCCCGCCAGCGCGGGGCTGACATGATCGAGGCCCACGATAAGGAGCTACTCAACGCGGCCCATGCCGAATACCTGGGGGCTGTCATGAGGTGCGCGCTATGAGGCACCCGAGATACGAAAAGCCGAGCTTACTCGACGCGGTGCCGGACAAAGTATGGGCGGCCGCCTTTATCGTCGCCGCGGTCGCCCTTATCGTCGCCGCGGTCGCCCTTGTTGCCCTGTACGCATTCGCGCTCACCACGGCCGTTACATAGCGGCAGATTGCGTTTTGCTTACCCCACGCGCGTACCTCGCCGGCTTCCCTGGGAGCCTGTATTCGATTTTGTCGAATTGCCCCCGTAGGTGAGCCGATAGGGGAAAAACGACAAAACCATCCGCGGCCGATCCCGTGACATTTAGCTGTACATCCGCGCGCTCCTTGTCGTATATGACGACCTTCCTAATGAACAGGTCGCCAACGCGCTACGCCAAGTCAAGGACATCGCGCTCCGACTTGAGCTCTCCATTGGAGGCGCTTGCGTTTTTGAGCTTTCCGCTGGCGACAAGATTGTCACGATTGACAACCTCAAGGACGCGCGCGTCTGGATTGCGGAAAACACCGAGTTTGGCGCTGTGACTTTCTGATTGGAAATTTATGTATTTCGCTTCAAAATGGGTTGACTTTTGAAGCGAAAGGTAGAATAATAAATTATTAACTTCCTGTTGACCGAGCGCCGTCGTTGACGGATTAAGCCAAGCGCAACTCCCCGATGCGTCAGAAACGGGGATCTCGGCGCGATGCTGGAACTGGTAGACAGCACGACGGATGCGTACGACCGTCGTGAAAATGCGCAAGGCCTGAAGTCTTGAGACCCGCTATACGGTGAGGCGGTCGCTCCGAAAGGGGCTGTAGCATAGGTTCCGTTGGAGGTTCAACTCCTCCTCGCGTCATATGCCGATAAGGCAAAGGAGAACTAATGATGAAGAAACTTGAAAACGCGCCGGTCGCTGATCGCGTCGGACTCGTGGCCATCACCACTACCGCAGAACTCGTCGAGTGGTACAACGCTCATGTCGAGCCTCAAAACCAGATCAAGAAGTTTGCCGACCGCAAAACGGCTGAGCGCCGCGTGCTCGCGCTCCTCGCTGAGGGAGTGAAAAAGACAGCCGCCAAGCCGGAAAAAATCGCAGTCAAGCATTCATCCAGCGAGGTCGCCGATCGATCGGCTGCCGTCGCTGAGACTTGGATGAATCCCGCTGTTGCCGCAGCGCGTGCCATCCGCGATCACGTGTTGGTCAATGGCGTTTGGTACGTCTCCGTGCGCCAGGCATTCATAGAGCTTGACCTTCCACTCAATGAGCACATCAAGTTCCGCAAGGAGCTCAAGCGCTCTCGCAAGGCAGAAGCCTACGGGTGCAAGTGGTCAATCACCAACGAGAGAGGTTGACATGATCAAGCAATTAACGTTAACGTTCGACTGTGATAATCCCAACATCCAATCAAAGGATAACGTGGCTTCAGACGCCTTTGGCATCAGCAAGGACCGTGCGGATTTTCTTCTCACGTATCAAAGCACTGCGGCAAAAGCCGCAATGGCATGCGGTTCAAAAGACGTCAACAAGGTTGATCAATTCGCCAATTTCATCAGTCGAGAAAATCTTTCCGGAGACGACGTGGCATTCCTTTGTTATTGCGGATTCACCGCCATGGCAAACGTCAACCAAGCGGTCGCACGCCTGGCGAGAGATCCCCTCGCTATAATTTCACTGCTAGGGCAGTTAGATTAAAATAAGTTGCCCCGACAATTGCAACTGTCGGGGCAACTCAAGGAGAGTTTGATGGGTAGACCGAAAGTTTATCAAGGCGACGTCAAGGTGCGTTTGGCTCCTGACGGAAATTCAAAGCTGCAGGTCGAATCTGACAGGCGGGCCGTTGTGCAATTCGTTCTTGACGAAGGTGGCGTGGCAACGATTGAATCCATAAACAAAAAGTTTGGATTTGACATGTCGGCAACTGTCAAGGCGTTGGTTCATTCTGGTTGGTTTGCCGTGGACAACGGCAAAGCGAGGTGAACCGTGATTGCAGGAGCTGGAATGGCCGGGCTCATCGCCGCGCATTTGCTGCCTCGTCATGACATTTACGAGCGCGGCCCGGAACGGCGCGACAATCCGCACAAGGCGTTGTTGCGCTTTCGTTCAACGGCTGTCGCAGACGCGACTGGCATTGAGTTCCGACCAGTCACCGTGCACAAAGGCATTTGGTTGGACGGTGGCTGGCAGGAACCGAACATCGCGAACGCGAACATGTATTCGCGCAAGGTGATCGGGCGGCTCGCAGAGCGTTCTGTTTGGAATTTGGCGCCCGCGCAACGGTGGATCGCGCCAGAGGATTTTTACGAGCGGTTGGTGACTGGGTTGGGCCAACGCATTCACTGGGGTTGCGCCGTCTCACCAATTGATGCCACGCTCTCCGAACCTTTCATCACGACGGCTCCGATGCCGGCAACACTCAGCGCCGTCGGAATCAGCGAGCAACCAGTTTTCAATTCAGCGCCGATATACGTGCGCCGATACCGAATTGTTGACGCCGACGTTCACCAAACTGTTTATTTCCCGACGAACAGGCACTCTCTTTATCGTGCGAGCATCACCGGCGACTTGCTCATCTGTGAGTTCACGGAATCGATTGACGACAACGACGATTGGCTGCTTGACGTTTATGACGCCTTCTCCATTCACAGCACGTCCGCAGTCGCTGTGGAAGGCGACAAGCCAGACGTGCAGCAGTTCGGAAAGGTCGTGCCAATCGATGAGGGGACGCGCAAGGCGCTCATTATGCGATTGACCACGACGTTTGGTGTTTATTCGCTCGGGCGTTACGCAACTTGGCGCAATGTCTTGCTCGATGACGTGGTCAAGGACTCACTCGTGATCAAGCGGCTCATAACCGCCAGCGATTACGAGAGGAGGATGTATTATTGACTGAATGTGAACGTTGTGAACGTATAGAGGAAGTTGCGCACGTCATGAAGCGTGCAGAGAATATGGAGCGCGACAACGAGCATCACACGGATGGGTATGGTTCTGCCGACGATCTCCGCGTGCTGCGCAAAGAGATTTTGCGACTTCGTATTGCGCTGGGCAAGGCCCAGCACGGCAGAAAGATATAACGAGAGGAGAACTGAATGGCTAAAGTAGAGTTGTTTGAATTCACAGGAGCTGGACGAGCGGACGAAAAGTGGCACGCAGCACACATCTTGCTGCTAACCAAGGACACGCGACTAGAACTTTCGGAGGGGACAGCGCGCGAGCGATTGGCCGCAATCGCCAAGTTGAGCGCCGCGCAGAAAATGTCAGCGTTGCAAGCGATGAGCGAGACAATTCCATCTTCTTGGGAGTTCGTGAACGTCGAGTTCGAGATCACCGGCGTTTCAAGGGCTTGCGCGCAACAGATCACACGCACAAGGTCAGCAGCTTACGCGATGCAAAGTCAGCGCGTTGTTGACGGCTCTGCTCTTGGCATTGTCAATCCGTTCCCCGATGAAGACACGTACATGCAGTCGTTATTCAATGACTGCGCTGCCTCAGCAAAGGAAAGCTACAACATCTTGATAGAGCATGGAGCCAAACGTCAAGACGCGCGCGCGATTTTGCCAATCAATACAGAATCGTCTATGTGCGCTGCATACAACTTTCGCGCATTCGTGGATGTTGTACGCGCTCGTGAATCGTTGCGCACGCAGGATGAATATCACGAAATAATTCGTGATATGAAAAGGCAACTGCTAGAGGTGTGGCCTTGGGCAGAACCGTTCTTCGTGCCGCGTGAACAACTCGCGATCGAGATCCTTGAGCGCGCCGTTCAGGAAATCGGACTCACCGTTGGCTCAGGCCCCGGCTGGCAGGTCGCCAAGGCGATTGACTTGCTGAGGAAGGCGTGATGGATTATATAATTTTTGACCTCGACGGTTGCATCGCCGACGATCGCCGCCGCCGCCCGCTCCTCACGAGCGGATACGACTCATACCACTCGGACATGATCAACGATCCGGTCGCCAACCGCGAGATGGTTGAGCGAGCCTTTCACGTGAAAGATTGTCGGCTCGTGTTCCTGACTGCGCGACCGGAAAAATGGGCCCAGCACACGTGTCAGTGGATATTGCGCGCGTTCCCGTTCCTGGCCGTTCCAGACTTCGACCTCATCATGCGCAAGAACGACGACCATCGCGGATCAGTCGCGCTGAAAACTGCCGTCGTCAAGACACTTGGAGGTGCGCGCCGGGTGCGCGCCTTCTACGACGACCGTGATGACGTTGTGAGCGCGATGCGCGCTTTGGGAATCGACGCTCAAGTGCTGAAGTTGCCCGTTGACGCCTCTGACATCCTCGCTGAAATGGGCACAACATTCGCCGAGCGCAATGCCGTTTACCGTGACAACTACTTGCGCGTCGCTCCGGTCATCCGTGCGTTGTGGCCCACAGGGGTGCCGAGCGAACTGGTGACATCAGACCGTTGGCATCTTTTTGAGTTGCTGGTGGTCAAGCTCACCCGCTTCGCGACGAGTGGACTCACTCATCAGGATTCTGTGCACGATGCGGCAGTTTATGCCGCGATGATCGAAAGCGACTTGAGGAGGAACAAGTGAACAAGGAACGACGGAAAAGACTTGGAGAAGCGATGGAACTGCTCGAACAGGCAAAGTCTATTGTCGAAGAGTGCAAGGACGAGGAACAGGAATATTTGGACAACATGCCCGAATCATTCCGCAACGGCGACAAGGGGTCGACGGCGGAATCCAATGCGTCGGAGTTAGAATCAGCGGAATGTTCCGTTGATGAAGCTGTGGACGACCTTTCCTCAATTTGCGACAAAATCGACGCAGCCATTTCATCCGTCGAGGGAGGACAGGAATGAGGGAAGGCGTCAAAGTCGCGCTCGTGACGGGCGCGAAGAGCGGGCTGGGCAAAGCAATCTCCGAGGCGTTAACGCTCGATGGCGGCTGGGATGTGCTTTGTTGGGACATCGTCGACGGATTCGACGTGACCGAGCCGGACAAGGAGGCGCTCCCGGTGCAGCTAGACGCACTGATCAACTGCGCCGGAATCAATAGCCAGGATTGGCTTCGTGACGTCAAGGAGACTGACTGGGACGCGGTCATGAACGTCAACGTGAAGGGCATTTTCAAAATGACCCAAGCGTGCGAACAACTGCTCCGCGCGAGCAAGGGCACCGTCGTTAACATCGTCAGCAACGCCGCGCACAACCCGATGCGCTGCTCGGCGGCATACAACGCGAGCAAGGGCGCGGCGCTCATTCTCACCAAGCAGCTCGCCCGGGAACTTTCTCCGGACGTTACCGTGTTCTCCGTTTCCCCGAACAAGCTGGCTGGAACGGGGATGAGCCGTTACATCGACGAGCAAGTTACCAGGACTCGCGGCTGGACTCAGGAGCAAGCGCAAAAATACCAGCTTTCCGCACTGCTGACGGGCGAGGAAACTCCTCCGGACGCAGTCGCGGAGTTCATCGCGTTCCTCCTCAGCGACAAGCGCCGCCACAAGTTCCTCGCCGGGTGCGACATCCCTTACGGAGCTTGAGTCATGCCAACGTGTCAATACGAAGAGTGGAGTCGCAAGAGTCGTTGTCTGCTGCGCGCTGAAAGAAAACCAACGCAAAGCTCGCATACGCGAGCAGATCAAACAGCTCCAGCTGGAGCTGAACACAGGAGATTATGACAATGCTTAAGTTCAACATCGAGCAACTTGCTTTTTATCCCGCTGACCCAGCGGCTGCCAAAGAACTGCTCGCCGCAATGGGGCACCCAGAGTGGGCTGAGGATCACGTCGTTGCCGCCGGTGACGTGTTTGGCCGTCACGGATGCGAAAACGAAGCCGATCTTTCGTTCAATTATACCGCGCTCAAGGAAGCGCGTGAATTGGAAGTACTTCACTACACAGCTGGCGAGAATTGGATGGAACATCGCGCTGGCGCAACTCCCAGCCGCGCAAGTCACATCGGAATGCATTGCAGCGAGGAAGAGCTTTCTGAATGGAAGGATTTTTTCTCCGCTCGCAAGATCAAGATCGCGCAGGAAGTCCACACCAGCAGCCACACCAATCCCGTCATCGCTGGCAAGCGCGAATACCATTACGTGATCTTTGACACACACGGAATCCTCGGAATCGACGTGAAGTTCATCGTGCGCAAGGACATCGCGTAGAACTTCAAGGCGGTCCGGAAATTCTCCGGATCACCTTGACAACCAACAAGGAGACGGAGATTGATCTCTTTAATTTTCGACGTGGAAACTACGGGCCTCCCGTGCCATCCGAATGCCAAGCCGGAACTCCAGCCGCGCATAATCGAATGGGGCGGCATGCTCGTCGACGAGGAAGGCACGGAACTCGCGGCGCTGAACTTTCTGATTAACCCCGGCATTCAACTCCCTCCCGAGATCACGAAAATCACTGGCATCACGCCTGATGATCTCGTCGGGGCAAAGTTCTTCGACGAGATAGTTGAGGAGCTTCGTCCGATGTTTTCGCGCGCCGATCAACTCATTGCGCATAACCTCCCGTTCGACTCTTCGCTCATGCGCTTTGACCTGGCACGTTGCGGAAAGCTCGACGGCTGGCCTTGGCCGCGAGTCAACCTTTGCACCGTGCAGGAGCACGCGGAGATGTGGGGACGTCGCCCAAAGCTCACCGAGCTTTACGAGTTTTATATGGGCACGCCGCTGGCGCAAACGCACCGTGCCATCGACGACGTGCGCGCGCTGCGTGATGTGTGCGTGAAAGCAGGAGTGCTGATGTGAAAAAGGCATTGTACAAAGGGGACATGAGGTGCGCGATCGTCGTGGACAATGCGCTGCGCATGTCCAAAATAGAACTTGACGCCAAAATAGCGAAATTGAAGAAAGATAAAGCGTTTCTTGGAACGTTCGATTCGCCAAGCGGAATGCGCGCAGAGGTGAATGAGGCGCTTGAGATTTGCGAGGTCGTCAGGATGCACCGTGATGTGTGTGTGAAAGCAGGAGTGCTGAGATGAGTTTTCCGCAACTACGCGTTCGCACAGAGTTTTCGTTCCGCTCTGCGTTCGGCTCCGTTGATCGCGTCGTCGCGGCGCTGGACGCGATCGGCTGTGATTGCGCGGCGATCGTCGACACGTCAGGAACTTGGGGTCACGTCTCTTGGGAAAAGGCAATGCTCAAGGCGGGCAAGGAGCCGATTTACGGTGCTGAGTTCAAGATGACGAACGCTGTCACCGGGCGCAAGGCGACTTATTGGGTGCTGGCAGAATCGTTGCCAGCATTTTACCGATTCGCGAGTAATCCACCGGAAACGGAACATGAACTCGCCGAGCGCAAGGCTGGGGTTGTCGTGTTCGCGGGCGCGGCATTAACTGATCCAGCCGCGTTCGATTACGTCGACATCAATCCGCGCTCGCGCATCAGGACTCGTGAGGCACTGGCGCTCGCTGAAAAAACTGGCAAGCCAGTTGTCATCACGAGCGACAACGATTACCCAGCGCTCGCCGATCGTGAACGATTCCTCGCGTGGATTGAAACGCAGAAGATGACCCCGCAGCACATCCTCACCGTCGACGAACTACGTGCGGCAATGTGGTATGTGCCAGATCACATCTTCGCTGACGCGGCTTTGACGACGTGTGAGCTTGCCGCAAAGTTGAAGGGGTGCCGCATGCGTAAGGCACCGATCATCTCTGTTGAAGGGGATCTCCCGGCGCTCGTCGCTGCCGGCAAGGAGTATCGTCTTTCACGCGGACACATCAAAGAGTGGACTCAGGAATACGAAGCGCGACTCAATCGTGAACTGGCGATGATCAAGGAAAAAGCATTCGACAGTTACTTCCTCGTAGTCGCCGACATGATCGCGTGGGCCAAGCAGCACATGCTCGTCGGGCCGGGGCGCGGAAGTTCAGCCGGGTCGCTCGTTTGCTTCTTGCTGCGCATTACGGAAATCGATCCTCTCGTTTTCAACTTGATCTTCGAACGATTCATCGACATCAATCGCGCTGACTTGCCTGATATTGACAGCGACTTCAACGACGAAAAGCGTGAAGGCGTTTTCAAGTACCTAGCAGAAAAGTATGGCGCCGAGAACACCGCGCGCATCGGCTCAATCAACCGGCTCAAGCCTCGCTCAGTCATGGCGCACGTTGGCAAAAAGCTCGGGCTGCCTGATGGCGCGACGTTCTCTGTCATCAACGTGCTGATTGAATATAGCTCCGGAGACTCTCGCTACGGCAAGGGCCTTGAGGACACGCTCAACACGACGCAACCGGGGCAGGACTTCCTTGCCAGATTCCCAGAAGCAGTTTTGATGACGGAACTTGAGGAAACGGCCAGTCACACTGGCGTTCACGCTGCCGGGTTCATCGTTGCCAACGAACCTGTCGTGGAATATTGCACGGTGCGTGATGGCGTCGCGCAGATTGACAAAAAGGACGCCGAATACCTCAACTTGCTCAAGATGGATGTGCTGGGGCTGCGCACTCTTGGCGTTATCGAGGATGCCGATTGCATCACTGCGCAAGAGCTTTACGACCTCCCGCTGAACGATCCGGAAGTGTTCCGCATCTTCAACGAAGCGAAGTTCTCTGGCGTGTTCCAATTTGAAGGCGCGGCCCAGCGGCGTGTTTCCATTCAGATTCCAGTCAAAGAGTTTCAGCAGATTGACCACATCACCGCGCTCGCTCGTCCCGGGCCGTTGGGTGGAGGCGCTGCAAACACATACATCAATCGCAATGCCGGGCGAGAGGAAACCACTTACAAGCACGAGAGCATGCGCAAATACCTTGAGGACACACGTGGCGTTGTTCTTTACCAGGAGCAAGTCATGCGCATCGTCAAGGAGCTCGGAGACTTTTCTTGGGAGGACACCTCTGTCATCCGCAAGGCCATGTCCGGCCGCAAAGGCAAAGAGTTCTTCGATCGCCACGGAGAAAAGTTTGCCGCAGGAGCCGCCAAACATGGCATTGATTCAGAAACGGCCAAAGCGATTTGGAATGAAATCGTCAACTTTGGCGCTTGGGGGATGAACAAGAGCCACACCGTTTCTTATTCCGTCGTCAGCTATTGGTGCGCATTCATGAAGCGATATCACCCGCTGGAGTATGCAGCCGCTTGCCTCCGCAATGCCAAGGACGACGAGCAGACTGTTGAGATCCTTCGTGAGCTGGAAAAGGAAGGCGTCACGTTCATTCCGTTCGACCTTGAGCGCTCTGGAATTGACTGGACTGTGCGCGACGGCATGCTGCTCGGAGGATTCAAGAATCTTGTCGGGGTAGGGCCTGCCAAGTCGGTTTATTATCAACAAAAGCGAGACGCTGGCACTCTGACGGAAAAGGATTTGGCCAACTTGAGTAAGTGTGTCGTGAAGCACCAATGCTTGCGCCCGGCACATGCGCTTTGGGGAGAGCTTTACGAACACCCTGATCGGTTCAACATTGCCGGGCGCGTCAAGGAGTTCGCCGATCTGGAAGACTTTGAGGACGCCGTCGTCATCTGCCAACTCATCCGTCAGGCCCGCCGCGACGAAAATGAAGCGGTGCGCGCGAATAAGCGCGGATTCCTCAAGAGCGGGCAAACGCTGTTCCTTGACGCTTTTGTCGTGGACGATTCCATCAGCAAGCCAATCGTGCTGAGAATAAAACCTTTCATGTGGCAATCGTTGGGCGTCAAGATGGCTGACCGCGCCGTGCCGAAAAAGGATTGGTTCCTCGTGCGCGGCAAGTGGCTGAAACAGTTTTCGATGATGAGCGCGACGAAAATAAAATGCTTGACGAATGAGGAGATGTTCCTATGAGGCAAAAAGAGCAACGGTTGTGGGATTGCTTGAAGAAGCACGCGCCGCCGGAACTTGGGCTGCAGCGCGTGGAGAACCTTGTTGGTGACGGAATGCCTGACGTTTATAGCGACGGAACAGGCTGCTGGATCGAGCTCAAGGCGCCAACGCGCCCCAAGCGAGAGAGCACGCCGCTCCTCGGAGAGAGCGAGGGGTTGCGCACTTCGCAAAAGAACTGGATCCGCATCGCATGCGCGCGCGGGCGCAAGGTGTTTGTGTTAATCCGCGACAGCGAGGGAGAGTTGTTCTTGATCCCCGGGCAATGTTCACCGATCATAAATGCGATGAGCCGTGCATCGCTGCGAGAAGTTTCCTTGGCAGCAGACTGGCAAGGAGTTATTTGGGAGATTCGCAATGCATAAAGGTGAAATGGAAAACAGATGAAAACAAAACCGATGGCGCACCAACTTCAAGGATGTGCGCTCCTCGCTGGGCATCCGGAATACTTCGCGCTCGGAGCGGAGCAGGGTACGGGGAAGACTTGGATGCTGATAGCGGACGCAGAATATCAGTTTGAGCGCGGCTTCATTGACGCGGTGCTCGTCATCGCGCCGAAAGGCGTTCACACCAACTGGGTGCTGCGTGAGCTGCCTCGCCACGCCTCCGCTCCGATCAACGCAACATTCTGGCTCTCAGGCGCTTCCCAAAAGCACATGCGCCCGATTCAAAAGCAACTGACCGCCACGGCATCCGGGCAGCTGATTGTTCACGCGATGAACGTGGACGCGGTCAACACGAAGGGCGGATTCGAGCACGCCAAGGCGTTCGTCACTAAGTTCCGCACCATTATCATCGTCGATGAAAGTCAGCGCATCAAAAACCCTTCCGCGCTGCGCACCAAGCGGATCATCGAACTCGGGCGGCTCGCCACCAGCCGCCGCATCGCCAGCGGCACCATGGTGAGCAACTCCCCGCTCGACTTGTTCAGCCAGTTTGACTTCCTGAAACAAGGACTGCTGGGGACGACGAGTTACCGCGCGTTCGTCGCGGAATACGCCGTGCTGTTGCCGCCAGGATCCCCGCTCGTGCAGGACATCATCCGGCGCACCGGCGCTCGCGGCACACCTCAAGTCATCGCGCGTGACCGGTCAGGCATGCCGCAATTCCGCAACATTGAAAAGCTGCGCGCGCTGATGGCACCTCACATGTTCCGCGTCACGAAGGAAGAGTGCCTTGATCTGCCGGAGAAAATTTATCAGACCGTTTTCTTCGAGCTGGAAAGCGAACAGCGTGCCGCTTACGACGTGGTGAAGAAGGAGCGCCACTGGGAACGCGACGACGGCGAGCTTGACGCCTTCAGCGCGTTGACCGTCATCAACAAGCTGCGTCAGATCACTTCCGGCTTCATACTAGTCGATGGAGTGCCAGTCGAACTGCGCAATGCTCAACCGCGCATCGCCGCGCTCAAGGAGGTCGTGGAAGATTCTCCCGGCCAGATCATCATTTGGGCCAGCTTCCGCGAGGAGCTGCGCATCATCGAGGAGGAGCTGCGCGAGTTGGGAGTTGTCTCTTACCATGGCGGCACGAGCGCGGTATACCGTGAGCACGCCGTTGACGCATTCCAAAAAGGAGAGGCGAGAATCTTCCTCGGGAACCCGGCTGCTGCCGGCACCGGCCTCACGCTGACGGCGGCTGAAACGGTTATTTATTACAGCTCATCGTTCTCGCTGGAGGAGCGCAAGCAGTCCGAGGACCGCGCCCACCGCATCGGCACCAAGCACTCCGTGCGTTACGTCGATCTCGTCGCGCGCGACACGATTGACGAACGCATCGCGCTCGCTCTTCAGGCAAAAGAGGAGCTAGCAGCCAGCATTCTTAATGACATTTGATTCGGCTTTGGAGGTGGTTGTGAAGAAGACTTGGTATCAACCTGACGTGTGCAGTGAGCAGTGCGTTCAGTGGGCTACTTGCCGGAGAGATTCATCTTGCCGCGTGAAGCGCGCTGACCAGGCAAAAAGAGCGCCAGCGGATGCCAGAAAGATTTTTCCTAGCGATGAAGAGATTCAAAAAGCGGTTGATGCAGAGATGAACAAGGAGGACTGGGGTGAAAGAAGTTTCCGTTGGTGATGTTTTCTTCATTGGCGATGAACGATTATTAGTTGTCGAAAGTGGAAAATGTGAGCTTTGCGCAGGGTTTGACGACGACCAACTTTGCGCAAAGTTGCCGTGGTGCTCTCCGTTGACTCGCTCTGACTGCAAAAATGTTATTTTTCAAGAGGTGATTGATGAGGAGACATGAAATGCCGCTGTTGGCGATGTTGGCGCTAACGATCATTTTGACGACGGCCACCATCACCGGCATGCTCAAGCTATCAGCAATCAACAAACAACAGGAGCGACATGTGATCGGCAAAGAAGAAATAGCAGCGTACAAGGACATGCTTGAAACACTCAACGATGACGAACTGAGGAGAGAAGTTCGCAGCGTGGTGAGAGAGGTGAAGTCCGGTTCTCGCCACGTGATTTTTATGAAACTGGCAGAAGGAGAGTGTTCTTCACGTGGCAAGGCGAAAATCTTTCAAGAGGGATACAGATCAGCGATGTGACCGTGCTGACTTGTTTTTGTCGGGGTATAATAAGGCGAGACCGGAGGATTAGGAGATTATGCGGAACGGCGTAATCTATGTTGGATGGACGCTTTAGCCGCGTAACAAGTTACGCGGACACGCGCCGCGTCAGCGGCGAAGGAGATTACAGTGGGCAAAATAGACCTTTACAAAAAATACAAGCGAGGCGTGTGGTTTTGGACATGGTTACCGCGTATTTATTTTGCCAGTCGGGATAAGCTGGTTTATCATTGGGGTCATTGGGCACGGGTTTACACGGTGCGCCGCCCACGTTAGGACAAAAGCAACCACCCCGGCCAGCGCGATGACGAGCGCGTTTCGCTGGCCTCGCGTTTTAGCGTGGTTTATCCGTTCTTTGTATAACTCGCCTTGTAGTTTACCCGAGAGGCTTGCAAGGTTGGCAGCTTCCTTGATCGCGGCGTCGTTAGCGATTCGAAGTTCATTCAATTCCTTGACTAATCGTTCGGTTGTTTCCTTGTGTGCCTGTACTAGCTCATCGTCTTTGTATTTGTCGGCTATGATGGTAGCCTGGTCGGAAACTTGAGTGCCGGTATTGACTACGGTATCAACCGCCTGAACTAGCGCGGTTTGTGTCTCGATCAAGTCGCCCGAAACTACGGGCTTGGTGCTAGCGCAACCAACAAGCATAAGATAACTAAGCCCAATACCAAGACAGTATATAACTCGTCTCTTGTCATTCACTATTTCATCCTTTGCCGATACTCGGCGAGAGTGTGGCCGGTCAGCCATTCCGTGTCACTCATATCAATTGGTTTAGTCGCGGGCATACATAATCGCATTACGTTGCGCCCTTTCTTCGCCCATGCGGGGAGTTTGGTTACAATGTCGCAAGGCGTTTGATGGAACGTGACATGATCGAATAACGTGACATCGCCTAGAATGAGGTTGGGGCAGCCGAACACATTGGCTAGTTTCCCGGTCTCCGCGCTTGCATAGGCAGCAGGCCATGCCCCTTGAGAGTATCCGATGAACTCGATGACGTTGGCCGTTAGCGCGATCTTTCTCACCTCAATCCATGTAAGCCATGCACCAAGAGGCATCAAGACCCACTTCCCCGCGAGCCGTGCAGGGATAGGGAATACCGCGAGAACGTTGCGAATCCAGTCTAGTCCCTCGCATGATTGCCGAAAATACATTTTGCCATCGACTATTTTCCAGTCAACCTTCCACCGTGTTTGGACATAGCCCTGTTTTGTTACGCACGTATTGAATAGATCAAGGAGCATCGTCAAAATCTACCTTCACCGGCCCCGCGCTTATCTCGTCAACGCCCGCG